CCATAGTTAGATATACTAGCGATGAGTCTTTAGGGAAGACGGCTGTGGCAGCACACTTACTTTGATACCAATCAAACCCTTCAAACATCCCTGTAATTTGTTCATAACTTGCTCCACCTAAATCGTTACTCATCCCCAATTCTCCCCTTCGGTTTTTTCCATTAATTCAATCATCTTGTTTAAGTACCAGACAGCCTTCTTTGCATCCTGTATAGGTTTGCCTTTATTCCATAGTCTAGTGCTGGTGTATTTAATTACGTTTCCGTGACAATAGGAGATAGCATCAAACTCCCCTAGCACATCTACAATGTAATCTATTGTTTCTATCTTCCCTGCATTGTAATGCTCTGGGCTGTTGACAGGATCAGCGGCTCTTTCTGTTATCTTAACTTCTGAAATTACTGCATCCATAAACTTACCTCCTTAGTTTTAAAATCATATTCACCGTCACGTAGTATACGAGCCAGTCTTGCGTTCTCTATGGCAACCTCTTCACCAAAACCTTTATCAGCAAAAGCATCAACAACTGTTTGCCATGTTGCACCGTTCTCTTGAAGCAGTTTATCAGCTGTCTTCGCTCCAACAGTAGGGCAACCTTTGTAGTTATCAGTCGAGTCACCTATTAATGTTTGGTACAAGAACCAGTAGTCAGCTTCCTCTTGATCTACTTCAGTAACTTTACCGTCAAGCAAGTGGTAGGCAGGGATTGTTAACAGGTCTTTGTCTATAGACCAGATTACTGTATTCTTATCCGCACTGCCTAGTATTCCTAGGAGGTCATCTGCTTCTAGCTTATCCTCAACTTTACCATTGTAATTATCTGATAAATATTTTTTAGCAAAATTTAGAAGCATGGGTTTGCGTGTACCCTTACGGTTCGCTTTGTAATAAGGGGCTACATCTTTGCGGTACAACTTGTCACCAGACAAACACGTAATCACTTCATCACAACCAGACTCTTCTATTATCTTAGCCATGAAGTCCTCCATCGAACTTATGACATCCTTCTCGTGAGCGTGTAATGTCCACACCCCGTTGCCCCAGTCGATAGGAGTCTCTGCAATGACAGCAGCTTTGTACGCTACAATGTCACCATCTACTAATAGTGTCCTAGTATTCTTCATCGTCATCTCCCATCAGTTGATCTCGTGAAATCATCAAGCCTTGCTTTGCTAAAACTACCTGAAGGATTATCTCTCCGATCCATTTCAAGCCTAACGCCACACTTACAAAAGCGAAGCTGAATACAAAGATCATGTTTAGTAATGTCATTTCCATATCTATACCCTGTGTTTCTGTAGTCTTAGTTTACGAGTAATAGGATCAAACAGAAGGAACTGTACTCCTAGCTCTTTTTGTAAAGGTGTGCGTGAACTAGCGTAGCTTCCACGTTTAGTTTCTTTATTCATCTTCACATCAAACAAGTAAACCTCTCCATCTTTCATGCCTATAATATCTACAGCTCCTGTTGAGCCAGCATTATAGAACACCTCAAACCCTTCATCCCACAACCATGTGATTGCATAGAACTCTGCAACATCACCAAGCCTACTCGGACTAGTGAGTTTCTGCCCAACTTCTGCCGACATCGAACTCTGAGTCGAGAGGGCATTTGAAGTTGTAGTGTTGCTCTGTCTTTTTAATTGCTTCTTTAGTGATCGCACCTATGTCATCCTCCAAGCCTTCCTTAACTATGATTTGTACTTCATCATGCACAAACGCCACTATCGAAACTTCTTCGTTAGTGTAGCCTTTAGCACGTATCATCTTCTCGATGGTTGCGTACCAATGCTTGCAGACAATAGCTCCTGCTGATTGAAGTAATGTATTGAGAGCTGCATGGGGGTGACGTATAGGTATTATCCTACCATCAAGACCATTAATAGACTTCTCACCTTGTTGTGTTTCTAATCGTAACTTAATTGCATCGGTTAACTTCTTGAGAGCTGGGGTCTTGGCAAGGAAGCGTTTCTTAATCTGACCGCCTTCTTTTTTACCCTTACCGATGATCTCTCCAATCTTCTCATTCCCTGCTCCGTATAAGAAACCATAGATGAATGTCTTAGCTTGTGAGCGTGTAGCTAACCCTGCCGCATTCTGGTTTGCTGTATGGATATCGCCTTCTAAAATTTCTTTACCATATTTACCACCGTCATACCGTGACATATAATGAGCAAGGCAACGTAACTCTAAACCACTTGCATCAGCCCCAAGTAAGGTGAAACCTTGCGGTGCGTGAAATAATGAGCGACATTCCTTCCCAAAGGCGGCAGATCCTGATGGCACTTGAGCGACATTTGGATCACTATGTGTACACCTAGAAGTAACAGCACCCATGTGATTAACTCGACCATGTATCCGTCCCTTCTTTTCGAGCTTGAGCCATGCTTGTTTACCATTGCCTAATTGTCCTAATCTTTTGTTTAGCATTAAGAACTCTGTTAGCATCTTAGCTTCGGGCATATCAATTCCCGCCAAGATTTTTTCGTCAACTTTTGGCTCTCCTGATGGAGTAAACTCTTGTGGTGTCCAACCCTTCTTCATTAGCCTGTCGGCAATCTGCTGTCTCGATGCAGGGTTGAACGGTATTGTTTTTGTTTTGGTCTTTAGCTCAATGATCGTTGGCTCTAAGGTGTTAACCAGTTCAGTTTCAATCTCTTGCTTTCTAGCAGAGAGTTGGGTGTACAGTTTCTGTGCCGCTTCCACATCAAAGGGAAAGCCTGTCTGTTCTTGTTGGAACAACATCTTCGCCATCTCATGCTCAAGCTGCATTGGTTCGTGTGGGTAACGCTTGCGTTGTATCATCTCGTATAACTTTACGTTAAGACCAACATCCTGTTTACAATACTCTAACATTTCGGGGGTGAACTCTTCCCAAGCATCTTCTTGCTCACCGTAGCTACCCTTATGGTAGTTAAGCCTTTCACCCCAAGCCTTGAGTGAGTGTGAACCAATTAGTCTGTTAGCTACTGTTCGCTTAAGTAGGTCTTTTTCTTTTAGGTTTGACCATATAAGTCTAGAAGCTACTAAGGTATCAAACACTTCACCTTCGTATTTAAAGCCATACAGTTTCTCTAACACGGGCAGATCAAAACCAATTACGTTATGACCACCAATCTCAGGTGCTTGTGATAGTACAGTGAGACCTTCTTGCAAAGACTCACCATGATAACTATACACCTTACCTGTCTTAGTATCTTGTATAACTAGGCAGTGTATCTTTGTTACTTCATTCAGTAACCCATCAGTTTCAATATCAAATATCAGCATACAATCCTCTCGCTGGAGTGATTAAAAAGGTACATCAAATTCCTCTGACATACGACCTGTTGTGGTGGAGTAGTGAAGCTGTCCTGCTACACCTGTATCACCTGACCATCTGTTCTTTAAGATACGGACGGTTGTTACATTAGAAGTCTCAGCGTCCTGCTGGTTACGTTCTAAGCCAATTACTATGTCACTTAGTTGTGCGATAGCCGCACTACCTCGTAACTGGGATAATGAAGTTAACTGTCCTTCTTCATGTCCCTTGTCACCACTAGGTCTACGTAAATGAGATACGACAATCAATCCGATATTTAATTCTTCAGTTAGTGACCGCAAATTGGTCATCATGTTGTCTATGATCCGTCTCTCATCTCCACCCTCGATGCCTGAAACAACAATACTAATGTGATCCAGTATAATGTACTGACAACCACACCCTCTTGCTAGGTATCTAATCTTACCCAATAGGTTCTCGCTCTCAGTCGATCCCCAATGGTCATACATAAACACACGCCCTGTTCCTAGAGTTGCATCAAAGGCTTCTCTAAGCTCCTCTGTCTCAACTTCTTCAAGATGTACGGGTTTGCCTAAGTGTAAGGACATAAGTCCCTGTGCTGTACGCTTGCTAGATTCTTCGAGTGCTACATAACCTATCGTAGCTCCTTCATTAAGAAGGTGGTAAGCAAACTCTCTTGTGAGTTGTGACTTACCTAAACCTGAACCAGCCGTAACAGTTACGATTTCACCTAATCGACAACCGCCTATCTTGTTGTTAAGACCATCATAAGGATAGGGTACGGTGTGTACTTCTTTCTCTGTTGATACTACTTCCCATAAGTCTTCACCATTGATGATACCGTCAGGGGCAAACTCTTTTGCTGACCAAAACGCATCAATAAGCTCTGACTGTCTTCCTGCCTGTAGCATCTCACTCGCATCCTTGAGTGGTAGCTTGGCAATCTTAGCCTTGCGTGGTGATAGTAGTGCCGCACACTCTAGTGCTGCTTTCTTACCTACATCATCTTGGTCAAACATAAAGACAACCTGTTCGAACTTCTCTAACCATTCGATAGATTTTTTAATGTCTTTAACTGCTCCTGCCGCACCTGTCTTAATAGAGACAACTGCCCACTTGTTATCAAAAGCCTGTGACATGGATAGTGCATCCAACTCACCTTCTACAACGACACAGCTTTTACCACCGTCTCGCCAAAGGTTCTGTCCAAACAATACAGCTTTCTTTAAATCGCCTACGACAGCAAAAGTTTTATCAGGGTAGCGGAGCTTCTGTGCTACTGTGTTGCCGTCAGCATCTTTGAAGTTTGCTACGTGCATTCCGTCTGCCACTTGATAATCCCAAAACCTTGTAGTCTTCTCTGTTAAGTTTCTTTTAATCAGAGGTTGATAAGACCCTGTTTTGAATATCGTATCTTTTACTGCGTTCTCTACCAATCTGACCTCCTCTTGGGATTGCCCATAAGTTTTACAATTAAAGCAGTAGGTGTGACCATCAGAGTACAAGCTGTTTGCATCTGATGAACCACACTTACTACAAGGAGTGTGCATAATAAAATCACTCTCCTGATTTTCCATCACCGTCTCCTAATTAAACCACTCATCAGGGATCATCCCCTCTGCGTAGATGAAGTTATGTTTTTCTGCCCACTCTGCACAAGTCATCTTAGTTCCGTCTTTGCGTTTCTTTGCGCCTTGTACTGGGCTGTTGTTCCGTTGAAATAAGAACCGTATATCTAAGTCAGGGTGTTGTTCCTTTATGTTACGCATCTTACGTTGCGCTTCTGATCGGAAGTAACCCTTAACCTCAACATAAATATCTCCAATCTTTAGATCAGGTATATAATTTCTCTTTACCGTGAAGGGTAGCTTACAAGGTTCATACTCATAAGCTATCCCACGGTAGTCAAGGTCTGCTTGCACACGTTCCTCTAGGGTCGATCTAGAAGTCAGCGGCATCAGCAAAGACCTCGGTTGTTGATGAAGTTTCGGCATTAGCGGAGGGGGCTACGAAGCCGTCTTCTTCATCGAACACACTTGCGGCTGAGTTACCATACTCAACCAAATCTATTACCTGTACTGCCTTTAGTCGTAGAGACACACCTACCTTCTTGGTTGACTGCATCACGTAAGGGATAGGTTCAAACGCTACCTTTACCCTAGAGCCGTTACCAATCAGCGTGTCACCTGTGAGTGGTGTCTTCTTCGCATCAAGCACAACAGGCTCTTGCTCATACCAACTACCATCTCTCTTTTGGACTTTAGCTTTTAGTTTGAATTTAAACTCTACGTTACCTGTAGGGTCTCCCGTGTCTCTGTCGTATACTACGGACATGACATCTTGTGTGGTCAGAGAGTTCTTAAGAGGTGGTTTCTCTTTAACTGCTTTCTTAAATGTCTCTTGAATTAGTTCCTCTAATTTCTCACACATTGGTGCGGCATCTGCTTCCGTCATTTGAAGGTTGATACTGTAATCACCTAGTGGATTAAACTTTGTATCAGGCTCAAATACTTTCGCCCATGCCGCTGTTCCTTCTAATACTAAAATGTTCTTCGCCATATATTTATTATCCTATTAAGTTAAAGTTTATTCGGGGATTGCTATAGGGGGTGGTTAGAGAATTAAGCAAAAAAGTAATCACTCTGTAGCACCTCCTCAATGTTTAATGTTCCCCTTGGTGGAGGTTCAGGTATTTCTGTACCCTCCGTTAACGTACTTACTGCGCTATCGTAGAGATTTTGCAGTACATCGTTATCTCTGTACATCTCAACAAACGCTTCTCTTAACTTATCATTAAGTTTCACCATGTTGGGACTGTGTGTGCCATAGCTGTCGTGTACCATAGCAAAGTCTGTTATGCCTTCCTTCAAACACTTATCGACTGTGAACGTCAAAGCCGCAGCATCTAAGCTATGTGTGAAGTTAGGACTAGCACCGCTAACACTCTTGCGTGAGTCTACTGTCTTCTCTAGTGGCTGTCTGTAGTTCAGCTTAACTGTAGAACCGCTTAAGTGTGTCCAGATGCGTAGCTTCTTGGTGTTGCTGTACGACTGTCTCACTAATAACCCTGTTGGTGTCTCCCACTCAAAGGGTCTGCCCTGCTTACTATACAACTTTGCAATGCTCTTGATGTAGTTCATTACTTTATGAGCCGAGACAATAACCTCGTTGATGGCTTTCCAGACAAACTTAGCCAAGTATGTAGCTGGTTGCCAGAAGTCATCACCCCAAGGGTTGTTGCCTTTACATTTTTCTTCTAGTGCTTCCAGTATGTAATCTCTACAACTGTGTTGTGTCCCTGAGTAGGGTACAATCATCACAGGTCTCTTACATATCTTTCTGCACACACCAATGTTTAGTAACTCACTGGCTAGTGTTGTACCTTCTTGCTGTAACAGTTCCGTTGTTCTCTTTGCTACATCCGTGTAAATGTCTTGAGGTGTGTCATGCGGTGTTAAGTTTACTGCCTTACCGCCCCCAAGGTCTCTGAGC